CGGGCTACATACCCCTGGGCCCCCCGTTGTCGCCAACGGGCCATGGTATGTCGCCGCCCTCAGGGCGGCTCGTGATTGATAGGACTAGGAAGTTGGGTAGCCAACCCAACGGGGGTTTCGTAATCCGGGAAGAGCCCACAGTCGCACTGTGGAATTCGGTTTCGTCACATTTTGTGACTTAAACGGCTTCTTGCCTGACCTAGCTCCGGGGGAGTGATATGCTCGTCATACTTCCTAGTACTAGGAACGAATGGTATAGTGGTAGGGGGTAAGATTCATCCCAACACCCCCACTTACGAGGTGCTGGTACTGCAGATAGGCTGCAACCCCTGTTGCCAACAGCAACAATTACAATAGCGAATATCCGTATTTCGATATACGGAGAGAGGCGTTAACCACAGACGCAAGATTGGCCAGAGTTAGATAAACTACCTGGGCGGTGTCTGTGATTGTAATGACAGCCTCATATAAGCCAACAGATGCTGCCACAGTATCAATGGCAGCATATCCCACATCAGTTACCAGCCCTCCAGTTGATATAGACCAACTAGGGGTGACTGCTACCAACGCTCCTGTTGAGGTGCCATTAACGGCTAAGCTGAGCAAGTACTGTCCGGGTGCATAAAACTTCCATTGCCCCGTCGCTGCTGGGGCCTCTGGATCTGCAATGGCAATGTTGCCAGTACGTGCATCAGATGAGCTGGACACAACTACTCCCCCTCCTGTGTTGATTGATTTCATGGAGGAAGCAAGAGCGGTGGTAGATGGAACTTGTGGGATTTTGAGTACAACATCGTACTCACAGTACAGGTCACCGGGCGAGGCAGTCAATGCAGTCTCCGCCGCAAGGTAGAGAATGCCGATATCATAGGTTTTGATATCAGTGCCTGACACTGCCAACTGCCGCGTGTACTTGGCTATCTGGTCTGACGCGCGCAGCGGAACGTAACTCAGCGTGCAAGGATTCCAGATACTTGTTCCAATTGCAGATTGGTTGCTCAACATGGCTGCCTTGGTTATTGGTGCAGCATCAGCGGCGTCATAATCAATGGCCATGTAAAACGTCCCCTGGGTTGTAGTTGGCGCTGAGCTCACGAAATGGAATTTGAGACTATTGATGTGGTACATCTCAAAGTTCTGTGCTATCAGGGCCAACCAAGGGCCTAGGGAGCCAAGCCCTGGATTGAGCTGGACAGTGTTGACTATACCGTAGGCAGAAGAGGCAATGGCACCGATATCAGCAATATATTCCCTGTGTCTAATTCGCACACCCTCAGAGGAGGGGAGAAATTGGGGTTTAGTTGTTGCTATCATGGTGCCCATCGATACAGGGGCGGGCACCTGCATCCTACGGGACACACTGTTATTGTTGTTGTTGTTGTTGTTATTGTTTTGGGGTTTATTCTTGGCAGATGACCGGCCAAGACGGTTTTGATTTAATTTTGTCATGTATGGGATGCAGATGACATCTGGACTGTTCATCTCTCACACGCTCTCGCTCACTCCGTGCAGTCTCTAGGCGTTTTGTTTAGCACGGTTTCCCGTTTTGGGTGCTAAGTGGAGACCCCATGCAGCATCTAATGCATCCAAATGTTGGGCTTGCTCGCATATCCCAACCTTGGTGTATTCCACACTGGAGTGAAAGTACGGTAGTAATTCTCAATTTGAATCTGCATGTCTGGCGTGATTCCAAACGCTAGGTAAAAACTGTACCTAGCGCGTTGAGTAACCTTCTGATACTTCCTCTCCATTCCTCGCGTGAGGTGCCACCAACCGGTGTCCATGGTTGGATCGTTGCGTAGACGTTGGCCACCTGAGGCTCTCTCGAGACAGCAATAGAATTCCTGCATTACGGGAATCCCTCCTGTCAACGAGAGGCCGCCTTCACCAACTGCTCCAAGCCACTTCTTGAATAATCGTTCTGATTCAAGTGGCTTGATAGAGATTGAGTCCTTGGCGATGGCGATATTTGGGTTTCGAACCATAATGTACTCCTTTCCATCGTGGACGGGGTGCATCTGGCAAAACTCGATCCCCTCGAAATGGTATACAGGGGCCTCCACCTTCATGGTAAACCCCATTTTTATAAACCACTCCTCGAGAGGGTCGTTGAACCTCATTAGGTCAGACTTCGACATTATTACTACGCAATCGTCCCCATTGTTAATTAACTCAATAGGGACGCTCACTTCACGCGCGAACGCGTACACTAGCGCACACATGATCAAGCAATTTCCCATTGCTGTGTTCATGTCACCTGACATGCGTGTGCCATCTGTAGTGTATTTCAATTTACCGTCTGTGGTATAACCTCGACATTTATTCCTTAGCTGGAATGACAGCAACCACGCGAGCTTCTTGTCGTTGTTGTACCATGCATTGTAAATTGAATGTTCCCATTGCAGTGTCTCTCGCGACACATGTTGATCAAAGCGAGAGGCGTCTAGGCCGATTGCAACAGGGTGGTGGAATTTGCCCCATTTATTGTTGAGGAGGGTAGCGACCTCCTTAACATTCATTCCTTTGGATATGGTCGGAGATCCAAAGATGTCTCCGATGCACCCATAAAGCACATGTTCCACTGGCTTAAGGTAGCATCCTACAGCAACATTATATCTAGGGTCACGTGGGGAGATGAGCCTAGGTGAAGGGTCCTTCTTGGCTGAGAAATTAATCTTCTCTGCCTTGACGAAGCACTTGATGGTTGCATCCGTAGCTTTAACGTCCTCACGATAAAGACTATCTACGGCATTTTGGTACAACGTCCTCTTGCGACCCCAGTATAAGGAGGGAAAGTCCTCATACCTTAAAGGGGTGGTCGGGGGAAGGCGCTGTATCAAAAGTGTCTTAAACTGATGCAATGCAGCATGCACGGCTCCGGGGAGTGGTCTGGTTGGTGGGACGAAGCCTCCTCCTTTACTGACAAAGAAGACCCTCTCCAGTACACTCCTCTCGAGATTACAAATGTTACTGTTGTGTACGCCGAGGTTGAGGTCGGTGGAAACCCCATCAATTAGGGTAACTCGGCGTGTTTTGGACAAGCCCGGGCGTTTTGTCACGGTTAGCCCTTGGTGCCTGCAGGGTGATCTCCCTGCAGTTACCCCGTGACATTCGGCCGGGCCGTCCTAGTGCTGGTCGAACTTCAGGGCCCGCCCAAGGGGCCCCGAAGAGAGTGGATTGTCTAGGAACTCCACTCTTTTAACCCAAGGTCCATATTTAGTCGCTTGAGCAGCTCGCATCTCATAATCCGTTGGCACAAATGAGAGAAGGGTTGCGAGGTCCGCAGCTTGGGCAATATGGGTGGGGCGCATGCCCCACGCTGTCATCTCTTCAACGACTGCTCTTCGTATGATCAGGCGGTTAGCTTCTGTCCTGGCCATAATGCCAAACCGTGATTTGGCGTGAAGAGCGGCCTTTGCGACGGCACGCATCTTGGATTGGTTGGTTAACTCCGCCACCTCGGAATCTGGCCCCCCGGCTCTGACTTCCTCAATGTAGGAGTGAATTTGTTTGTCTTCACTATTGAGGAGCGCGAGGAGTTGTTCCAACAACGGATCTTCGGCATCCGTTGGTAATGGCAGAAAAAGTGCAACTGCAGCGCTACCTGCAACGACACGAAAAACTGATTTAGCAAACCTGCCAACCACCGGCAGGAAACTTGATAAGCCCCTGGATACCACACCAGGGGGAATAACATTTAGGGTAAGAGTGGCAATGTTAGACCACATTTTGGAAGAAAGTAGGAAGGCGCTCACCCCGGCTAGGGCTGCGACGGCCAGTTGCCTCCAAAATGCCCTGAGATAAGCAGCAAACCGAGAATGACGGCTGCTTACTCTCAACAGAATCTCGTCCCATGGGCGACGATATCTGACAAGGGGCCTTGTTACCCCCTCGCACATGTTTCCAGCCATGTGCAGGGAGCTGGGTAAAACGTTATCGGTAAGATCGGAAGA